TATCTAAAGTATGGCCTAACGGGAATGATGAGATAACAGCACTCAAGGTGCATAACAACTTCCTTATCATCTTTGGTAAAACACAAATCCTTGTCTACAGCGGTGCTGATGATCCTGCAACAATGCAATTGTCAGACACTGTAGTGGGTATTGGTTGTATTGCTCGTGACAGTGTGCAAGTGACAGGTAAGGATGTTATTTTCTTGTCTGACGACGGGCTACAGAGTCTAGGACGTACCATTCAAGAGAAGTCTGCACCGATGCGTGACCTGTCTAAGAATGTACGGACAGAGATGATGTCACTTGTGTTAAGTGAAACAGGAAGCATCTTCTCCGTGTATTCTCCTGAAGAAGCATTCTATCTCTTGCACCTGCCAGACAACGGTGTCACGTATTGTTTTGATATGCGTAGTCCGTTAGAGGACGGTAGTGCAAGGGCAACACGTTGGAACACTATCACCCCTCAGGCTCTCTGTAGGCTCCGTGACGGGACGTTATTGCTTGGTAAGGGTCAAGGTATTGCAGACTACGAAGGCTTTGCTGACAATGGCTCTACGTACATCATGTCGTACTTTACCAACTATATTGACTTTGGTGCTCCGTCTAACCTGAAGCTACTGAAGAACTTGAAGATAACAATTATTGGTGGTAGTGACACTCAGGCAACACTCAACTGGGGCTACGACTACTCATTTGGTTATCGTAAGAAAACATTTACGCTTGCCGAACAAATCATTGCTGAGTACAACATAGCAGAGTATAACATCGGTGAGTTTAACGCAGGTGTCTTGGTAAACCGTCCATCAGTACAAGCATCAGGTGGTGGTCAAGTAGTACAACTTGGTATTGAATCAGAAATCAACGGATCAGCAGTGTCTATTCAGAGACTCACTGCACAGGCTATTATTGGAAGGACTATCTAATGTCAAACTATACTAAGACAACCAACTTTGCTGTCAAGGATAACTTGGCATCTGGTAATGCGGCAAAGATCATCAAAGGCACTGAGATTGACTCAGAGTTTAACAACATTGCTACAGCCGTGGCAACTAAATCAAACACAGCAGACCCTACATTCACAGGGACTGTAACAATACCAACGCTATCTGTCTCAGGTACTGCGACTATTGGTACGATTGACGGAGGAACATACTAATGGCATTAACCGATTATACAGGGCTGCTCACGGGAGTGGGTGAGATCGGCACTGCTGTTTTACCTTACGTATTATCAGAGGGCGAGATAGGAGAGCTACGTAACTTAGGTACTACATCCCAAGCACAGGCACAAACTATTGCTGAACAGGCTTCGGGGGCTGCTGCTTTTCAGCCTTTTGCGGTGAAGACTGCAACGGGAGGTGGAACTACTATCCAAGCCCCTACAGAACCCGGTGGGCTTCCTACGTTACAATACCAACTATCGCCTGAAGAGCAAGCATTACAGACCTCTTTATTATCAGGAGCTACCTCTGTAGCAGGGGCAGGGCCTACAACTGCTTCTAGTTTATATGAGCAAATACGTGGGCTACAAACACCTGAAGAGCAGCGTCAAGCTTTAGCGTTAGAGAATCGTTTAGCCGCACAAGGACGCTTAGGTGTACAAACAGCAGCTTACGGCGGTACACCAGAACAACTGGCGTATCAGAAGGCTGTACAAGAAGCACAAAACCAAGCAGCATTCCAAGCAGCACAGATGGCTCCACAGTTACAACAGCAAAACATTGCTAACATCACTGGCATGTTGGGGGCTGCGTATTTACCGCAGCAGCAAGCAATGGCGGGATTAATGCCTGCTATAGACATCTCCCGTATTTCTCAGGCGGCTCGTCAAGGGCAGGCAGAAGCATTGTACCGTGGCGGTATTGCAGGTCTTGAAGCTCAAGCAGCAGCAGGAACAGCCGCAGCTAATGTGGAAGCAGCAAGGACTCAGGCATTAGCTAACGCATTGTCGGGTATGTTTGCAAGACCTGATAGTGGCGGTGCTTCTGGAGGTGAAAGCTTCATTAGTAATTTATTAGGATACTTTGAACCTGCTACAACATTCTTAGATAGTTCAGGAATTACAGGCACTATATCAGATAATGGTATGTTGACTTCCGACAATTTAACAGATACCGATAGGTATTCCCCATTTTAAGGAGTAGACAATGGCATCAGAAACTACATTGATGGGGCTATTGAAGACTCCTTCACAGATCCGTAAAGAATCTCAAGAACGTCTTATGCAAGAATCTTTAGCACGTAGTCAGCAAATGATTTCAGGAGGGGGCACAACCGCCCTACCGGGCATTATTTCACGTTACGGTGCTCAAGCGGCACAACGAGGTGCTCAGGCAGGTGCAGGACTTTTACGTGGTGTTTCCGGCGGTGTGGGCTCTATGGTGGGTGGTGACTTAGGACGTAGCATTCAAGATTTAGGTGTCACTGCAGAGGAGCGACAGGCACGAGAAGGACAAGAAGTCCTTGCAGGAATAAAAGGGGATGATCCTGCATCTATAAAATCTGCAGCGCAACGTTTACGTCAATTAGGGCTTACGGGGGAAGCTGCTGCCTTAGACCAAAGAGCAAACCAATTAGAAGTACAACAGACAGAAATTGGATTTAAGAAGAAAGAGCAGGCCAGAGCAGACGAAAGAATCAACCTTGAAAAGGAACGTCTTACTTTAGCGAAAGAACAAGCAGCCACTGCAAAAGAAAAAGCAGAGCTAGATAAACAGCTCACTCAACTTAATATCAATCAAAATTCATTTAAGATGAACCAACTCCTCTCAGCCCAAAATGATAGAGAGCTTTTAAAAACTAAAATATCTGAGATGCTTCCTACAATTGATGATTCCGTTATGTCTTCAGAGTTAAAGGAGACAGTGGCTATGCTATCGCCTGAAGAGGGATTTAACTTTATTTCAAAAGCCTTAGCTGAGGATAAGAAAAAAGCACAGAAGACTCAGCTTATGAACACTATCACAAATGTCCTCAGACCTTCTCAAAACGTAGAAGGGAGCGTAGCAGTAGATGATAGTATTGAAGCTACTAACAACCGCTACAACGCTGCTATTAAACTAGCAGAGCAAGCAGGAGATACCACAACAGCGCAGATGCTTAAGGACGAACGTAAAGTTCTTGTAGATGAAAAGGGAAAGGTACGTGACATTGAAGAGTCAAGACGTAAAGATTTCCGCAATGACGCTACAGCAAAAGTGCAACGAAAAGTTATAGAAGAATCTAAAAAGGGATTGGCTTTCTTAGAATCTGGAACAGGTGCAGGCGATGTTGCAGGTATTATTCAGTTTATGAAAGGTCTTGATCCAAACTCTGTTGTACGTGAATCAGAATTTGCTGTAGCTAGTAGTATTGGTAGTTACTTTGAGACATTTAAAGGGGCGTTTAAAAAATATACAGCAGGGGATCGCTTAACAGACTCTCAGAGAGACGCTCTTGCAGATGTCCTTGTGATTGCCTCTCAATCTGCCGCCCAAGATTATAACTCTTGGAGGTCTAATGAAATGGCGGCCTTTTCAGGAAGGGGCTATGATGCGGAATACATTGTTGGCAATGCACTAACGGCTCCTAAATATACGAGTTCAGCAGAAACAAACGCAGAGCCTACACAAGAAGAAATGGCACGTGCAGGAGAAGGTTTCTAACAATGAAAAACTTAGAAAGTATTTTTAAGCAAATAGACCAAATGAAAGAAGCCGGAGAAGAGGCTGCTGAAGTGGGCCGTTTTGCTTATTCTACAGGTTATGACGTACCTGCATTACAAACTGCCTACAAAGACTACAAGGCCACAGGGGAAATCAATGAAGCGGGCGTAGGCACAGGACTTCTACAGGGTTTAACTTTTGGGTTTAGTGAAGAGATTGGAGGTGCTTTAGCGGAAGTAGGTTTAAATCCTTTTGCTGATGCAGGGGATGACTACGACTCTTACGTTAAAAAGCAACGGGCTAAATACAAACTCTTTCAACAAGAAAATCCAATACTATCCTCAGGTTCTGAAATCTTAGGTTCCCTTCCTACACTTATGTTACCCGGTGGAGCTATTGCCAAAACTGCACAGGCGTCTGGAAAGCTTGCTACAGTGGCTAAAGGAGCTGCTATCGCAGGTGGTGAAGGGGCTTTGTACGGAGCAGGTACGGCTGAAGGAGGTCTGCAGCAACGAGTGGAAGGAGCTTTACAAGAAGGAGCTATCAGTGCCGCTGTAGGCGGTCCTCTATCCTTGGTAGGTAGAGGTGTTTCTGGAGCTTCTAGGATGGCTAAAATGGCTCCTGAAGATAGAGCTGTAGCTCAAGTATCAGAACGTATTAGTAAGTTGTCTCCAGAAGCTCAAGAAGCTATTCAATCCCCATCCTTAATGCAGGAGGGTATGAGTATTGCTGACGCAGGAGGAGAAGAGCTTCAGCGGCAGTTAAGGGGGATTCGCACAGTAGATGCTGAAGCGGGTAAATTTATGAATGAGGTGTTGAGTGAAAGACATCTCAATCAGTTTGAAAGAATCACTTCTCAAGTTAATAAAGCATTTGAGACATCTCCAGAGCTTGTAAAGGCTATCAAGGGAGACATAGAAGATTTACAGAAGCTGTCTAGATCAGCCTATACTGAAGCCTACTTAAAACACGACGACTTAAAAAGTGGACAGATAGCGGGCATTGTGAAATCTGACAAGGACATGGGTAAGTTGTATGACCAAACTGTAAAGTTGATGGCGGATGAAGCAGCTTCTGATGGTAATGAGGAGCTTGCTAATGCTCTACGTCAATTAGATAAATCTAGTGCTCTAACAGATGAGTCAACAATCCCCCTTCGTGTACTAGACACAATGAAGAAGAATATGGATGAGTCAATCAACTCCTTTTATAGAGCACCCGGAGTTAATGCAGTATTTAAGCGGAAGACGTTAAAGAATAAACAAACAGAATTAATCAACTCTATAAACAAAGCCACTAACGATGACTACGGAAGACTTCGGAGTAACTTTGCTGAGTCCGCTAAGATAGAAGAAGCATTAGAGCTTGGTCGTAAGTTTGAGGATAAGAATATGGGGGTGTTAGAACTAAAAGAAACAGTCAACTCCTTTAGCCCCTTGGAGTCTAAAGCGTACACAGCAGGTGTTCTTCAATCTCTTTACAATAAAATTGATAAAACTCCTTATGGTCAAGACACCTTAAAAGCTCTTCTGAAATCCCCTCTCATGGAGAAGCAATTAAAAGCAATCTTCCCAAATGATAATTCTTGGAATCGCTTTAAAGCTGCTATGGTTAATGAAGCTAAAATGGCACGTACAAAGAATCTTGTAACGGGTGGTAGTAACACTGCGGATAAGTTAAAAGAGGCAGACTTAGAAGAAAGCTTGTTGGCTGACGCTGTAGTAATTATGGGTGATCCATCAGGGTTGTTATCTGGTAATGCCATCATGCGACAGATTCAGAAGTTTGCGGAAAACTTGTCAGCCCGTCTTAGGACCAGATCGTCTACACGTGGGCTACAGTCTAAAATACTTCTTGAAACAGATCCTAAGAAGAAGGCTGACTTACTTCAACAGATGCAAGAGGCTAAGGCTACCTTGGCAAAAGAAGCAGCAGGAGCTGAAGCTACAGGGATGTTGACAGGGCGTATAGCAGGACGTGCTGCAGCTATGGCGGGTGATGAGGAATAAAAAAGCCCCCGGTTAAGGGGGCAATGAGGGAATCGGTATTTAAGGGCGGCTAGCTAGCCACATTTCACGCTCATGGTCAAAGCGTTCTACAGCTTCTAATAAGCAGTCAAAGTGTGAATCTTCAAACTGCTTATGAGTAGGACGGCCAAAGTAATCCATGTAAACATCAGCATAGAGATAACCGATACGCCATACCTGCTTTTCAGACAAGCCAGAAGAAACATTATGGTGTTCCCAGTTAGCTTCCAAGTGATCTTTAGTAGCTTTAGCGATTTGAGCGTGTGTCATTAAAGGCATATCATTCTCCTTATGTTCAACTTTTGCAACGCCATCGTACATCTTTTCTTCCCAACCCTCAGTAATAACCTTGATGTCAGCGTGGCTAATTAAGCAAGCATCATAACGAGCCTTAGCTTTAAGGAACATATCATTGCAATGTCTAGTCCAACCACACGCAGGTTTGTACATAGGATTGTGACAAGCCTTGAGCCATTCATTCTTCCAAGAAACGTAGCAGTCCCATGCAGTTTTAGCTTTTTCAAATTCAGTCATTTCAATATCTCCAGTAGTTGATGGGTTCATCATAACCTTTTGAGTGACAGCGGCAATTATACTTTAGTCTAATACAGATAAAAAAAGCCCTCCGTAGAGGGCTGCAAAGCTCACTGGAGAGAGCTACTCAAGAAATCCCCATACATCCCCTATCATAATTTTAACAAAGGGGATGTTAAGGATATAACCATCAAAGAAATAAATAGTAGCATCTGCTACGTCCTCTTCTGGTGTGTGTCCGTACACAGGCTGAGCCTCAACAGACTCAATAGACAGTCCAAATACGTGCCAAAAGCTAACTTGCACTACCATCCAAAATCTCCCACCATCCCGTATGAATTGTAATCTGTCACTCTTTTCTCAAAGAAGTTGCTAAGACTACTTCCTCCCAAAAGCTCCTCCATCCACGGTAGGGGATTTTCTTTGACTTTCCAATTTGACTTGAGGCCCAACTGGATGAGCCGCCTATCGGCCAAGTATCGGATATATTGCTTAACTTCCTCTGCCGACAAACCTTCCAAGTCACCCATCTCATATGCCAAATCAATAACTTTGTCTTCAAGTTTGACCGCAGTGCGGAACATCTCGTATATTTCTTTCTTAAAATCATCATTCACAATCCGTGGGTGTTCGTCACAAAACTCCCTAAATAACTTAGCCATGCCTTCAGCGTGTTGGCTCTCATCACGTACAGACCACTCCACCACTGTACACATCCCCGGCATCTTACCGAATCTCTGGTAGTTGAGTAGCATAGCGAATGCACTGAACAGGCTCATGCCTTCATTCATCACAGATCGTGCGATAGAGAGTCCTGTACCACGTACACTGTTTACGTCAATATCGGACATGAACTCCACTTTTGCAGACATTTGCTGATACTCAAGGAATGTACTGAACTCTTCCTCAGGAAGTCCTAAGGTGTCATTCAAGAGAGCGTAGGCCCTTTGGTGAATAAACTCACGAGAAGCAAAAGCCGTAAGCATTGCTCTAATCTCATTATTCTTAAACTTAGGAATGTAATACTCTAAGTAGTTTGTACCAACGGCAACATCGCTCTGAGTAAACAGTCTCAGAATCTGTGTAATATGGTTCTTCTCAGTTTCTGAAAGAACACCAGACTTCCAATGATTAACATCTGTTTGTAATTCAAGTTCATCTTCAATCCAATGAATCCTTTCATGGCTAACTGCATACTCAACAGCCCAAGGATGATGGAATGGCTTATAACTTTTGTTCGTTTCCAGTAAGCTCATATAGTTGTTTCTCCAGAATTTCTACTTTGATTTGCAATTCTTGAATAATTCCATAGCAATCATTCAATATTTGTTTATTAAACGGATCAGAGTCTTTAATCAATTCCAATCGCTTAATGATTGTTTTGTCATATATTGATAAGGGGCTTTTCATTAGTATTCCCCTGAAGTGCCGTGCCTATCGTAGTAGGCTTTAGCTAATTTATTATACACCTCCTCAGCCTCCTGACGAGACTTTATTTTGTCTGCTGCATCTTGCTTTATTATTTCCATGAAGATAGGTCTGAAACGCACTGAAGCTGTATTTATCATCAGTGTATTACATATGGCTAAGTATTTCTCTTTAATTGTTACGTCCATTAGAGTTCTCCAGTATTCTAAGCTCCAACTCTAAACTAATTATCTTAGCGTGTAAATCCCTAGCCTTGTCCCACTTCCTCTTGCACTGAGCCTTCAGTAGCTTCAGCCAAGTCTTCTTTAGTTTCAGATGTAAACCCATACTCCTTGTTCTCCTCATCTACAGCCATCTCAAGCAACCGCCTAAGCCCCACCTCAACTAGAAGTCTGGTAGCGTCCTTGTCTGTATCGACAACCAATGTGGCAGAGCCATCTTCATGCTCTACGTAGTCTGTGACGTTAATTGTTCCTGCTTTTTTCATGAGTCATTATCCTCAGTATGCTGAGTATTTTGTAACCACTCCTTGTATTCAGAAGGAACCATATAATACTCTAACACAGTCTGTAAGGCTGTCATAGTCTCTTCATCATCATACTCACGACACAGGTCATATGATATCATTAAATCCTTTACAACAATGTCGGTGAGAGTATCTTGAGATAATTCAATCTTCATATGTTCTCCCTAGCCTTGACAACTCAAACAGACATCATCGTCTAGAAAGTCCTTCAGCGCATTACGTTCTACTTGCATCCCAACCTTCTCTGCTGTAACGCCCGAAGTGGTGCGTAGGTAATATAGTCCTTTAAGGCCTTCTTTCCAAGCCTTGAGATGGACATGATTAACGACAGCCGCATACGAGCCCGATGGGAAGAATACGTTGACGCTCTGTCCTTGGCAGATAAACTCTTGTCGCATGGAAGCGTGTTCCACAACCCAGTTCTGATCAAGTTCAAACGCTGTCTTAAACGTATCTCTCTCACTGTCGGATAACCACTCCAAGTGCTGTACAGAGCCTTCATTCTCAATAATGCTTTTCCATGTGGCTTTCGTGTTCTTACCGTGCTCATCTAACACTGCCTCCAAGTACGGATTACGAATCGTATGAGATCCGGCCCTCGTCCGATGCACGTAGCAATTACTAATGCGAGGCTCAATAGAGGCAGAGCAACCGCATAAGATGCTACTGTTAGCGTTAGGAGCAATAGCCAGAAGATGCATATTTCTAACACCCGTACCCCTTCCATCAGGACATTCACCACGCTCAATAGCCAACTGGTATGTTGCGTACTGAGCTTGTTGTTTAATGTCTTGGAAGATTTTGTAGTTTTCACCAGTAGCCTGCCATGATTCCCAAGCTATGCCTTTGCCTTGGAGGTATCCGTGCCACCCCATTGCTCCAAGACCGACTGAACGCTCTCTATATGCTGAGTAGACAGCTTTTCCAAGTTCTTCTGGTGCGTTGTCAATAAAGTATTGAATGATGTTGTCCAAGAATCGGATAAGGTCCCCAACCATTCCGCTTGTTCGCCACTCATCGTATGCTTCAAGGTTGACTGAGGAGAGGCAGCAGACTGCTGTGCGTTCTTCATTTGTAGCGAGATGGATTTCATTGCAGAGGTTGCTACCGTTAATTGACAATCCAAGTTTCTTTTGAGCTTCCGGCATAGCTCGTCTGGCTGTGTCGATAAAGTTAAGGTAAGGGCTGCCAGTTCTGAAGCGAGCTTCCAATATTCGCTCCCAAAGTCCTTGAGCTTCAACTGTATCTCTAACAATTCCTGTATTTGGGTCGATGAGATTCCATTGCTTTCCATTGATTACGGCCTCCATATATTCATCGGTGATGTTTACAGCGTTAAACAAGTTGTAGTTTTTGCGATTGATGTCGCCACCAGTAGGTACTTTAAACGATATAAATTCTTCAATGTCAGGATGGCTTACGTCTAGGTAGGCGGCGTAGCTTCCCTTCCGTGTCTTCCCCTGTTTGTACGCAGTCATCTGACTGTCCACTACTTTCATGAACGGTATCGGACCGGGAGACTTGTCGCTGATACCTCTCACGTCCCCCCAGTGACCACCCACACCGCCGCCCTTTACGGAAAGCCATGCTACCTCAGAGTTATGCTCAATAAGGCTATCAAGACTGTCACCCACGTAAGTAAGGAAACAACTAATAGGCAAGCCCCTATTGCCTCTGCCATGTTCAGGTGCGTTCGACAACACAGGCGACGCAAACATAAACCAACCTTTTGAAGAATAGTCGTAAATCCTCTGTGCAAGGTCGAGGTCATCAGCGCAATAGGCCACTGCAGCACGAGCAAAAGCCTGTTGAGGGCTTGTTTCATGCTCAAGCATATAGTATTCAGACATAAGCGTAAGGGCTTGGTCACTAAGGCGAGAGTCTCTTTCATAGTCAATCGTTATCCCAAGGTGTTGGCTCATCAAATTCTCCAGAAAGGCTTGAGTAATTGTTTTCAATAAGATCAGCGCAGCGATCAACGATGTCAGAAGAGGTAAGTTCTAGTAACTCTAGAAGTGTCACCTCTTCCAATTGTTTCAGCTTTTGTTTAAGTTCTTCAAGCGTTATCATTGGTTGTGCGAACCTACTATTATACTACAGTTTCTTGAAATTGTCAACACTGAGTTTACGCATACGATGCCTTAAACGATCAATATAGAACTTAGATTTTGCAATATCTTCTAAACCGTTCTTAAACGGTGCTCTAATTAGATACTCTAAAGCCCTGTCCCAGTCTGAGTAATCTAGATGGGTCATGGAGGTAGTAGCTCCTATCTTAGATGCTAAAGCCTCTCTGATATCCATAACCTCCAACCCGTTTGGAAACTTGTCACAGTCTGTGTAGAGGATGTAATGCTTTGGAGAGTTTACATTATCAGTCATTGTTGTTCTTTCCCTTGTAGTAGATGCCCATGTCACCTTCAAGGTCAAAAGAATAACCCCATGCGGCTTCAATCTGTTTAACCACATCACTTACCACTTCAGACCAATGCACCTCATAATCATATTCACAACGAATAATCTGCTCTTTGCCATGCCCACGGAGTTCAAAGGTCATGCAAATATTGTCTTCATCGTCAAATGGATTCATTTCTTCCTTTCCTCTTTTGTCTTAACATCATGGCAAGCCTTACATAACACTTGAAGATTATCTTCTTCACAGAACAATGTCTTCACAAACATAGGCAGATCTTTGTAATCCTTCAAAGTACCTGCGGGTTTGATGTGGTCAACGTTCACCTCCGTAGACTTGTAGAGGCTGTTACAGCTTGCACATTCATACACCCATTTAGTGCGCTTATCCTTACCGCTGTAGGGCTTTTTTGCTTTGTCCATCACTTGATAACGGACAGGGTACTTAGTCCAAGCCCTGCGTAGTGCGGAGCGAATAAAACTAAAGTACCTTGCCGTTGTCCAAGTGTTTCCGGCTTTGTTCTTAACGCCTCTGGTCAAACCACTGCTTCCATAGGAGGTTTGAACTCATCCTGAGTGCTGCGTAACATATACAATAAGCGGCCATTCTCCATAGCCCTGTCATTACCTAGCTTCTCTACAACAACCTCCCACATTTCAGATTCGGTTTTCCCTTCCAAAAGTTTTAAAGCTTTCTTAGGACCGATACCTTTAACACCTTTGATATTATCTACAGTGTCTCCTGTAAGGAACTGCATATAGAAATTAAGAAGTCCTTGTTCTTCAGAGATGTGGTATAAATTGCTCTTGACAAAGTTGTAGTGCCATCCCGGTACTTGATCTAAGTCTTTATCAAGGGACACAATCACTCCCTTTTCTCCTAACTCCGTAGCCTCAATAGCTACAGCGTCATCTGCTTCCATGCCATTCCAGATAACAGCCTCCCAAGAATGACAGAGGTAATCTCTCAACGCTTGGTAATGCACCGGACGTTGGTTGTTTTTGCGATTACCTTTGTACTCTTGTGTAATTGCTACATCATCTCTGAAGTTACCTTTACCCGTTAAGTGAAGACTCCAAGTCTTACATTGCGGAAGGTCAAACAACAGCAGCTCTTCTAAGAAACCCGCCATCGTCCTGACAGCGGTTTCCTCAGTCTCTTCATTGGACGCAAACCCTATACGATATACTAAGATGTCACTATCTATAATCGCATGGGTAAACTTCATTACAGGCTCTCTTCTTCTACGTCTTCTAAAAGTTCATCAATAGAATTTTCAGCTTCGTATTTAATGAGATCCGTAATCACCATCTTAACCATTGTAGGGAAACGCCCATAGGAGTTCTCGTAATAGCTCATCATAGCACGTGCTTTAGAACCATTACCTACTTCATCCCCTTCTACAGGGCTTCCGTCTGTGAAATATACCTGCATAGGTAGTTTAGATTTACAATGGATAAACTTACCCTTGTCATCTTTGAAGTTTACCTTGAGTCCAAGGTCTTCAAGTGCCTTGACAGAATCCGCATCCAAGTTTGTTAGGTCTACGTGATACATATCGTCAGCATACTTTCCTGTTGTGCGAGGCTTTACCAGATTGCCTGCCCACATAATTTCTGCTTCAATCTTTACCGATGGGTTTTTAGCCATAAGTCATTCTCCTTAGTTGGTGACTTAAATAGTATATTACATTGTGATACAATTGTCAATGTGTCTCATACCAGTTATGCCCTATCTTTGATTCAGCTTCTATCGGGCATAAGAAGCCTAAGGTGTTCCCTGCTTTGAGAGCAGAAGACACCATAATATCTGCTACTTCTTGACTGAATCTCTCCTCCGTTTCTATCTGTATTTCATCATGTACAAAGGCTACTTGCTTGACAGGTATGCGACGTTTCTTAAACGTTTGATGTGCCTCCACACACCACTGCTTAGCTATAATAGCCCCACAACCTTGTAGAAGTGAATTAAGTGCAGCGTAGTCGTTTCTTACAAAGATGCGTCTACCGTCCAAACCAATAACATATCCTTGGTCTGCTTCCGCCCTCACTCTATCCATTAAATCTTTTAAGCTAGGGGTGTTGTCAAAGAATCTTGTTAATATTTCTTGACCTTCCCTAGCTCCGCCTCCAACAATGCTACCAACCTTCGCAGGACCTGCTCCATAAAGAACCGCATACTGCATAGTCTTTGCCTGTGCTCTAGTTTCTAGCCCTGCAGCTTGTTGGTTCTTCGTATGAATGTCCCCGTTAAGGAGTTCCTTTGTCCATTCTGCATCGGCCATATAATGAGCAAGACAGCGTAGCTCAATACCAGACAGATCACTACCGACTAAACAATTACCTTTGTCAACAGTAAACAAACTACGGCAGTCAATTCCATAAGGTTTAGATACAGAAGGTACTTGTCCTAAGTTGGGATTGCGATGAGCCATACGCCCTGTAATGGTTCCTATGGTGATGATTCCTCCATGAATACGATCTTCAGATGTTGCGTTCTTTAACCAACTATCTAACAGACCTACACGTTTTTGAATCATTAAGTATTCACCAATGAGCTGAGCCTCTTCCATCTCAATCCCTGATAGGATCGTTTCATCTACCTTCGGCTGCCCAGTTTCTGTAAATTGTTTGGGCTTCCATCCTAGACCCTGTAGACGTTCAGAGATCTGCTGACGACTTCCGGGATTAAACACTGTCACCTTGTCCTTTAAACGTTTCCCTGTCTTCTCAGACCAACGCTCTTCAACAATAGGCGAAAACACTTCCTGCATTTGATCTTCAATAGTTGCCATTCTGTCAACAAGTTTAGCGTGTAATATTTCCGCTTCAGCACTATTAAATTTAAAGCCGTTACGCTCTTGTTTAGCACATATAATCGCCACTTGATGCTCAAGATCAATAGCTTTCTCAGGCTGCTTCCATTCTGCGAGGCGTTTTGTAAGTATAGAATAGAGTCGCACTGTGACTGCAACGTCCTTCTTGCAGTATGTAAGCATCTCATCTGTCAAGCCTCCATCATAATCATCAAAGTCTAATTTATGTTCGCTAAGTTCTATACCCCAACTCCTAAGACTGTGGCCTCCTTCACGGACAGGGTTTAGAAGTCGGGAAAGCACTAACGTATCGACAGCTTTAGATGCAGGAACAGCAACGCCCCACAGCTCAGATAATTTAGGGCCATCAAATCCAATGATGTTATGTCCTATAATCTTGTCATAGCTTTTAAACAGATCACTTAAGCCTTCGGAGGAAGTGTACACCCACACCTCACCTGACGTAACGTCTTGACAGACACAACACCAGATATGGTTTAGTGCGCTGTTTGTTTCTATGTCAATTACGAGTTGTTTCATGCTTTTCCAAATACTCAACGGCTTTCCTTACACGATCAACATTATCGTTGAAAGCTCCCAAGCCTACATTGCAATGATGACATACCCAACCCCTAAATGTTTCAGTCGTGTGGCAGTGATCTAGCACCCAGTTTTGCAGCCTAGTCTGTCCATGCTGCGCTATCTCTTCTAACTCACGTTGGCATATAGGGCAATTGTAATTATCATTAGGATAAGGATGTGCTTCACGTAGTTCTTTAATCAATCTTGACTGATTCCTAGCACAACTTCTGCACTTCCTTTTGATTTCACCTGAAGCCATCTGTTGAAACTGCTCCGTTGGCTGAACAACACCACAGTTTTTACACATGATACCATCCTCAAACTTAGGCACTTCTAAGTCAAATAGCTCCTTCTGCTTCAAATGAGGTCCTCGTTCAGTTCTCTCATACGTCCTGTGTCGTGATTATAAAGCAATGCACAGGCTTTACCAGTGATACCACTGAAGCGATTCTTCAACACCCTGATGTAAGTGGTGTTACGTTCACTGTCATCGTCATGCTGTCCGTTACGCTCCAAGCCTATGACGATATTGCTGAGGTGTGCAATAGAACCTGTCCCTCTAAGTTGGGCTAAAGAGGTGACAGCACCTTCCTCATGCCCTTTACCTTCAGGACGTTTGAGATGTGATACAGCAATCAAGGCTATGCCTGTCTCCTGTACAACTTCTACAAGCTCGTGCATTAAGTGGTCTAAGGCGTGACGTTCATTATCCTTCTCCTTACCAACAACGATAGATACGTGGTCAAGGAAAATGTACTCACACTGAGCCACCTTAGCCATGTAACGTATTGTTGAGATGATGGAGTCAACATCTGACGCACCGTAGTGATCAAACATATAAAACCTATCAGTGCCTAATGTAGCGTCGTAGGCTTTCTTCTTCTCAGCTTCAGTGTGCTCTGTGTCAGGTAAGTGTAATGGCTTATTGGCTGCAATAGACATTAAGGATAAGCCTGTATTACGTGTAGGCTCTTCCATAAACAACAGCCCGATATTGGACTCTGTACTCTGCAGTACATGATAGATGATCTCTCTGAGGAACTGGCTCTTACCTAAGCCAGA